AAAAACCGATGCTGAGTTGGATATGATCAATAAGACATTAAATCAGCACACCGTTATTCTTGAAAGAATAGAAACCAATGTTGATTTTTTGAAAAATAAATAGGATTTGTGTTTTAATGATCATCCCTTTCACATGGAGACGATCATGGCACAAAATGAAATCTTAGGAAAAGTTGCTTTTGCTACTCAATATTCACATATCAAAAGAGATGGCAAAAGAGAGACATATATCGATGCAATGACACGAGTTAAGCAAATGCATCAAGACAAATTCCCAAATCTATGGACGCAAATTGAGACCGTTTTTCAAGGCTTTGTTTTTCCCGGCGTTGTATTCCCATCGCAAAGATCAACGCAATTCGGTGGCATCGCTATTAAAAGAAACAATATGAGAATGTATAATTGCACCGCCTCGTATGTCGATCGTGTTCGCTTTTTTGCTGAAGGTTTTTGGCTTTTGATGAGTGGGTGCGGTGTTGGCTTTTCAGTACAGAAGCATCATGTTGACAAGCTCCCAAATCTCATCACAAAAGATCAAAGAGATAGCCGATTAAACTTGGTGCATGTCATTGAGGATTCAATCGAAGGTTGGGCGGAAGCAATTCATGTGCTCACTAAAAGCTATCTTCCATCAAGCGAAGATGATGGCAAGCATTGCATCAACTTCCATTATGATCAAGTGAGGCCTGAAGGTGCATCAATATCAATCGGCGGTGTTGCACCTGGTCCCAAAGTTTTAGAGGTGGCTATTGAAAAAGTTAGATTTATTCTCGATCAAGCCGTCAATCAAGGTCAATCAAAACTCAAGCCAATTCAATGCTTTGATATCTTCATGCACATAAGCCACGCCGCTTTATTGAGCTCAAGGCGAGCGGCTACAATTGCTCTTTTCTCTCCTGATGATGAAGAGATGATGACTGCTAAAACTGGCAACTGGTGGCAAGACAATCCACAAAGAGCATATGCAAATATTTCAGCTCAGATCCTACTTGATGGCTTTGAGAATAAATCAGTATTTACCGATATCATTGCCAATGCTAGACAATTCGGTGAACCTGGTTTCTTCTTTTGCTACGATAGAGAATTTTCCACAAATCCATGTGGAGAGATTGGCCTTTATCCAACATTCAAAGACGATCAAGGCAATGTCTCAAGTGGTTGGGCGGTATGCAATTTAAATGAAATTGTTGTTGCCAAAGTGAGAGATGCTGATCATCTTTTGCAAGCATGTAAAGCAGCCGCTTTTCTTGGTACACTTCAAGCGAGTTATACTCAGACGGGTTATCTTGGAGAGACAACTAAAAAAATCATAGAGAGAGATGCTCTTTTAGGTGTCTCTATGACAGGCATCATGAGCAATCCAAACATGATCTTTGACGAGATGACTTTAAAGCAATGCTCGAAAGCAGTACATGATAAAAATGTTGAGATCGCAAAGTTGATCAATATCAATCCAGCTCTAAGATGCACGACCGTTAAACCATCAGGCAATAGCTCAACAGTCGCAGGCTGTTCAGCTGGCATTCATCCATATCATGCTAAAAAATATATCAGAACGATGAGAATAAATAAGATCAATCCCATTTGGCAAGAGATACTAAATAAGATCCCTGAGGTGTGTGATGATCGAGATCATCAAGTTGGCATCGTGTCTTTTGCTTGTGAAGCTCCTGAAGGTGCATTGCTCAGAAAAGATTTATCAGCATCTGATTTCTTGGATAAGGTCGCATTCATTCAGAGATATTGGGTCAAGCCAACAACACAACTCAGAGAAAAAGATCAATATGGATTAAGTCATAATGTCTCCAATACTTGCACCGTCAAAGATGATGAATGGGATGACTTGATAAATAAGATTTGGCGGCTTAGAGATAGCGTCAAGGGCATCTCTCTTTTATCCGATTATGGTGATCATGTTTATGAGAATGCACCTTATCAAACTGTTGATGATAGCAATGAGCAAATGCTTGAGAAATATAATAAATTGCTCTTGGTCGATTGGTCTAAAGTTGATTTGAATGTAGGTGGCTATAAAGAAAATCCATCAGTTGAGCCAGCTTGTGCTGGTGGTGTGTGCCTTATTTAATCCCCCATGAGTCTTTCCAATCTCTACTATCATCTTCATCCATATCTGCATCTTTCCATTTATGGACATTCATGTCTTGATCTCGATAGGCTTGATACTCAACGGCTTTCTTTTGCTCGCTTGGAAATAGTGAAGCTTGATCAGGTGGCGGTGCTTGAATCTTTGGCGGTGCTGATTGCTGCACTTGCACAGGTTGCACTTGTACAGGTTGCACAGGTTGCACTTGTAAAGGCTTTGCTTTTGTATCAGCTCCAGCCTTGACGCCTGGCTTTGCTCTTGACACAGGTTGTCTCTCAGCATAGATGGGGGTGTCAAGTTCTTGACTTAAAATCTCAAGTCTTTCATCTTCAGGCATATCCATGCTATCAGCCATCTCTATTGCATCATAGCCGCTGATCACATCGCCAAAAACATCTCTGACTGCCATGCTCTTGCATCGAGCCATAAGCATTTGCTTGGGCATATTTTGCCATTGACGATTGCTTGTCAAGCCTTGTCTTTGGGCCATTGCGATCGTAAAGGTGACTACATACTTTTGATTGTTATCGCCTCTTGTAAATTCAATTGAGCATTCATCATCAGTATTTGAGAGAACTTTCCATGATTTGCATTTAGGAGAAGCAATCACAATGCCAAACATAGCAGAAGCTTGATAGGTGATCTTGCCTTTAATGACATTCATCTTTTCCATTGTTTGAGCGATATTCCAACCATGCATCATGCCATAAGACAAGTAGGCGGTGACAAGTTGTTGAGCATTCCAATTGGTGCCAGCAGTGAGAAAGCCAGCGAGCTTTACGATTGATTCCATGCTATCAGCGATTGCATTTAAATCTGAGAGAGATTCTGTAAGTCTTTGATTTGCCATTTTTTTATCCTCTTGTGAATAAATCTAGTTGTCTAAGAATGTGATCGAAAATTCTTTGGCAATCACTATCTAAGGGGATGCCAAAGTCTCTAATCTTAAGGTTGATTGTTTGATCTTGAGATACAACGATCTCAATATCATCTGCGTCAATTGTCCAGTCGATGCATCTGTGATTGAGGTTGTGCATCAGCACAGCCAATCCATCTAATTGAAGAATGTTTAGCTGCTTGATGTTGTCATCTCTTTCAACGCCAATGTCGTTAATAAAGAGTTGACCTGATGCCTCTCGTTGATACCATTTGGCAACGCGAGCGGCTAACTCAGCATCTGTCATCATCATGGCTGGTACATTGCCATCATGATAAGTAATAGAGAAAGAGTATCTCTTGCCATCAGCTTGCCACTTGTATGTGTCTAAACATTCTGATCTCCAGGACAACGCATTGTATTTTCTTAATCTTTGAGTAGTCATTTTTTTCCTTATGCAAAAAGTATGAGGTAAGCTAATGAAGCTTGAAATGTTGCGATGAGTAGCAAGACGCCGATGTTGTTGATCAAGTTGCGAGTGCTTTCAGCTTTGAGTTCTGCTTGATATTCTTGGCTGATGCCTGCTTGAAGGTGTCTTTTATCGACTGTTGGGAATAATCCACATTTAGGTGATTGTTGCATTTTATACTCCTTTGTAAGTGGTGGTTTTGTTATTGGTTTTCTTCAGATAAAAACTGAGCGGCGATAGGCATTGGATACAAAAAAAACTGATGTTTAATTCCTGTGATTTCTTCAAGCTTTAGAGCATTTGACAACTTGCATGTATTTTCATCTTTAATGTGATGATGAAGAGCTTGTCTAGAAATACCCATTAACTTTGCGATGTCTGCCAAAGTAAGCTGACATCTAAGACGAACAGTTAAGCTTTTGATATTTTTTTTCATTACTTACCAATTCTGCTTTCTGATTTTTATGATCATGTTGTTTGATTTGATATGCTTAGTTTATAATAAAATTATAATCAAGTCAAATAAAATTATAAAATAAATAATAAAATTTTAAACAATACTTAAAAACTTTGTCTATCTGCAATTCTTTGGCATGATCCTAAAAATTCAACATGTGCCGTCTTGCATTCTCCATGACGGTTTTTTGTGACGATGATTTCCATATCTGTCTCTGATGCTAGATCATCATAGGCGTGTTCACGATATAGCATCATCACAACATCAGCGTCTTGCTCAATTGCTCCTGACTCTCTAAGGTCGCTCAGTAGTGGTCGCTTATTTGCTCTTTGCTCAACTCCTCGATTGATCTGAGCAAGTGCAATGACTGGACAACCAATCTCTTTGGCCAATGCTTTTAAGCCTCTGCTGATTTGAGATATCTCTTGCTCTCTGATCATAGCTGGAGCTGTCATCAGTTGAAGATAATCAACTATGATCAAGCCTATATCTTCACTTCTCTTTTTTACATCACATATTGATCGCATCTCTTCAATGGATAATGCTGCTCTATCTATGATCTCAAGAGGCATCCCATTGATCTGAGAGAAAGACTCAGCCATCCTGGTTTTAAATCCATCGCTAAGAGTATCATAAGGCTGATCAAAAATAGAATGAGCAATACCACTCCAATTGCTAGCTAGACGCTTGAGAAGCTGAGTGCTTGGCATCTCTAAAGAGAAAAACATAACCTTCTTTGATTGAGCTCGCATTGCATTTAAAGCAAATGTCAAAGACACAGCCGTCTTTCCCATAGCAGGACGACCAGCGACCACATACAAACAGCCATCTTTCCATCCTTTAGTGATCTGATCTAAATTATTAAGACCACTTGTCAAACCTTGCTTGAAGTTGACCATTGAATCCCATAACTCATTTAACTGTTGAGACAATCCAACATTTGGCTTTGGTTTCATATCCTTGATCTTGTTTTCAGACTCAAGAAAAAGATCGTCAATTTCTTTGAGAGAATAGCCATGAGCAAGTGCGATCTCTTTATATCTATAAATTTGAGATAGTCTTAAACTGGTGAAGTCGTCATATATGCGATTGATATGATCTTCAACTACATGGATCATTGCAGGGCCTCCATAATAGACATGGTAAGGATCAAGATTTTCCGTCATCCATAACATGATATGATGAGCTGGCATCATCTTTTTTAATACCTTCTTTTTATCTTCAGCTGTTCTATGATAGAGATCAGCGACATTTTCAAAATTGATTGGCTTTTGCTCTTGTCTGAGCTCAAGGCAAATTTCAAAAAGCCTGATGCATGTATCATCAATAAAAACACGAGGATCAGGGATCATCTTTAAGATCATGATTTTAACAGCCTCGCTCCTCTGCTCAAGAGATACAGCTGTTGATCCATCTTTGTATGTGTATGTGATTGATGAAGGCCAAAGAAGCTGAGTTAAAACAAATCTGATTCTGCTCATTAAAAGGATTTGGCGATCATCATTCATGCTTTCCCATGATTGAGACATGATATATTCAAAGGTTACTTCTTTGTAGCCATCTTCGGGATTTTGAAAGTATGTCATAAAAGATCACCTACGAATTGATAACAAGTTGGTGCTGAGTACAAAAAGAATTGATGAGATATTTTTGTTGTTGCCTCAAGCTTTAAAGCAAGTTTGAGAGGTGCACTAGCATCATCTTTCATGATTTGATAGAGACGGCCAACGGTGATATCAGACTCTTTTGCGATTTCCGCAACGGTCTTATTTGACTTTAAAAGCAGCACTGACAATTTTTTAGTCATGATGAATCCTTTTTTTATTTGAAATTTTTTTATAATCTTTATAATATAATTATCGTCTAGTCAAATAAATTTCAATCTAGGAGAGAGTATGAAACTAAAAAATACAAAGTTTGACAACTTCCAATTCATTATTGGCAACCTGCTGAGATGTCCAGATCTTCAAAAGGTTACTCATGGCTTTGCTTTGATGTATCGATTGATTGAGTTTTACGAGTTTGAAACTTCCAATCAAGATATGACAATTGAATGCACCTACTCAGATCTATCATCACAGATGGGAGTCACTGATCGAATGATAACAAAATCTATTGATCAGCTTTGCGAGCTCGGCTTGATCCAAAAGAAAAAGAAAGTCAGCAAAACACAATTCACGATCATGCCTAAAGTGGTGAATAGATACTGGATGAAAACATCAGAATTTAAAATGATGATTGCAAGCTCGGAGAATGTGGATTATACCAAAAACACTACAATCGCAAATCTTGAAACTACTGAAAACACTACAATCGAAACTACTGAAAACACTACAATCGACATACCAAAAACACTACAAACATATATATATGAAACTAATGAAACTAATTATGAAATAAAAGAAAATCATGTAAAAGAAAAGACGAGCTCAAAAAGCGAAGTATGGTCATTGATTGAAAATAAAATGAAATTCAAGGACGGTCGTCTTGTGGCTGATTTTCAAGATGCACCTGTTGAATGGTCAAATCGCAATGATGGTACATGCTACTCACTACTAGATGTAAATCAGCACGACAAACAACTATCAAAGATCAATGTTATATCCAGGCAGTTGGCAAGCAGCTATTTTACAGAACAGCATAAAGCCATGTATCGAGAAAACTTTAAAGGCAATATGCTATCACAAGATCAAAAAGATGCTCTTGGATCAATGGCTAAAGATCAAAATAAAAAGATATTTATCACTGGATCAGCAGGTAGTGGAAAAACTCATCTCATGGTTGGCTTGCTAAAGCATATCATCGCAAATCGACATTTTGCCAATCGTCTTCATGGTGTCGGTCGGTTTTTCTATGGCACACTAGATCAGCTCGATCGATGGAAGAAATCAGAATACGAGAAAGCCAAAGCTGAGAATAAACCAATCCCATCTGTGTCTGATCTTTTGTCAAAGATGGATATCATTTGCATCGATGATTTTAGTGTATCAAAAATGAACTCAATCCTTGAGTACACAATCGATCAATTTATTGACCTAGCAAACTCTTTCAATGGATGCATGATTTTAGCATCTAGGAATGATTTAAATGGCTTGCCTATACCATCACATCCAAAGAGTGATTTAAATAAATTTAAAGCATGTTTTTCTAACACAACAATCTCACTCTCTCAAAAGGGAAGAATATGAAACTTAATCCAACTTACTCATCAGGTGATATCAATTTCATCCATGATGAAGCTCAAATCTTTGTTGAAAGCATTATCAATAACATTGATGAGAACATCACTCCAACTAAGGGATATGATGGAGATTATCATTGGATTTATTTGACTGTGAATAAGAGCAATGGTTTTTTCTATATCGGTAAAAAAACAGCTCGTCATGGTAGTGCAACAACACCTCTAAAAAACTATTATGGATCAGGTGTTAAAATTCTTGATGCCATAAAAAAAGAAGGCAAGGATAATTTTTTGAGATACATTTTAAAGTTTTATCCAACACAATGGGAAGCATGGAATGCAGAAGCTAGCATTTTAACAGATCAAGTTTTGTCTCGGTTTTCAGAAGATTTAGAATGCATGTATAATTTGCAAACTGGAGGATTGAGAGGAGTTAAAAAGAATGCTCTCATTTACTCTAAACGATCAGCTGAAATGAAAATAAAAAAACAAAAAAGAGATGAAGAAGCTAAAGAAAGCTTAGAAAGATTTTTAAAATTAAATCCTATATTGCAGAAAGTAAAATTGCTTGATTGAAATAAATTTATCTCCATCTGTGTTTAAGGTTATCCGCTCCACCTCTTGAAGTGAATGTTGATGCGAAGCACATTGAGCGGAACTAATCTCAGCCTCTTTTTTAAGTAAAGAAACTTGTAAAATACTAAACTCAAATCGAGGCTGATCTATCTGAAATAAAAAATCTCAGCCTCTCTTTTAGAGCAAAACCATCATTCAGAATTTAGACTAAGATTGAGGCTGATCTATCTAATTTGAAAGAATTTTCAATTGTCATGTGTTTTATCTTCACCTCATACAAGGAGATAAACATGAGTGTAGATAAAGATTTTGATCCAATTGATTTCAGTCATCGAGCATACGAAGCTTTTTCTAAAGATTTTTCTAAAGCTGAACCATACACTAATGAGTCTAGTCGATTACGTTTAAACATTTTGCGATTTTTAAAAGAATCTGAAGATTTAACATTTAGACATCATTCATTATTTCAGAGACAACCAGGTGCTGATATTGAAGGCGAAAATCAAGAGCATGAAGAAGAGATTATGCTTTATGATGTTTCAGGTGAATTGATAGCTAGCTTTACATTGGCTGATGGAAGATCATTTAAGGTAATCGCTTGTTATAGATCAGATAAGACGATTGCTTGTTATAGATCAAAATTCAATTTTAAGTTTTATGCTAAAAATTGTGATCATCGTAACCTTTGGTCAGTTAATCATCAAAACAATGCTTTATATGCAGATCGCTTATCTTATTATAAGCCGACAGAATGGGATAAGAACAACAATAGATACATCTGTTTAGATAAAATCAATCAAATTGAAAGACGCCCAGGAGGAGTGAGAGATTTTGATTCTACTATCTATTCTTATCCTGATAACTTGCCTTATGTAGAATGTGACTTTTTTTTAAACGAAATAGAGTTTGAAGAGATGGTCAAGAAAATTTTTTCTAAAAGTTTCAAAAGACCGTTGAATTTTCTAGAAGATAATTGGCCTTGTAATGATATAATACATCAAATTACTGAAAAACTATATGAAGTTAGTAATTTAACAAGTTTATCACATGATAATATGTCGATCATTGCTGAGTATGTTTTTTATAGTCAACTGATTAGACAAAAGGGAAACCCATATTTTGTCCTAGAATATCTTTCAACTGAAGAAAATCCATATGATAAAGATGATCCTATCTTTGAAGCAACATTTGATGAGCAATTTCTTTCTATTGAAAAAAATGGTAAATTTTTTTTAAAAGAAAAAAAGTATAAAGTTTCTAAATTATGGCAGTTACAAACCTTGATGATGAAGAGAGATGCACTAAAAAAAATCATCTTTGGCGAAATGAAGGCTTTTGTCGAGTTTATATCTGATCTCTATACACAAAATGAATATGAAGTAGAAACATTGTTTGATAAAGATTTTTTAGATAATTTTATTTTTAAGTTTTTCAAAAAGAAATAAGATCAATCCCATTGGCTGATAAATACTCTTCACCTGTTGATATCCAACGATTATCTCGGTCTTCATAAATAACGGCTTTAATCCCAGCATGATGAATTAGCTTAGCACACATTAAGCAAGGTGGAGCAGTAACATAAATAGAGCATCCATCAGTTGATATCCCATTCTTAGCAGCATTCGCAATTGCATTAAATTCAGCATGGTGGCAACCTATTTGACTTTCTGATCCACTAGCAATTTTACATCTATCTCTAAGACAATCAGCACCTCCACAAAGGCCGCTTTGCTTGCGAGCAATACCATTGAATGAAGAGATGATGGGAACATCAC